AAAAATAATTGGTGGGACAGAGGGTCGCTCCCTTTGCCTGAAACCCGTATGAGTAGGGCTAACCACCAAATTAAATAAACCTATACGGGAGGTAAAAAATGAATAATATTAATAAATTGAAAAGAGCAGTTATAAAGGAAGAGCTGGTAGCTCTAACTGGAGATTTCATTAAGGCAGTCATATTAAATCAATTCATTTATTGGTCGGAGCGTGTAAGAGATATAGATAAATTTATTGAAGAAGAAATTAGAAGGCTAAATACTGAAGGCATGGATTCTAATATATCTAAACAGCATGGGTGGATATATAAAACAGCAGAAGAATTATCTGAGGAAACAATGTTAGGATTATCACCTTCTACAATAAGGAGACATGTAAAAGTTTTAGTAGAAAAAGGCTGGTTAAGTGAGAGAAAAAATCCTAAATACAGATGGGATAATACTCTTCAATATAGACCTAATATAATAAAAATTCAAAAAGACCTACATTCACTAGGATATTCCCTAGAAGGATACCCTTTACAATTAGAGTTTGAAAAACTAGAAGAACCTTGTAACCCTGATAACTCTCGAATTTTCATTTTAGAAAATGGTATTTCTAAAATGAAAAATCATGCCCAACAAAATGAAAAAACAATACCAGAGATTACTATAAAAACTACTAACAAAAATAAAGAGATATATATAAGCGAACCCAGAACAGATGTTCTAAACGAAACTAAAGATAATGATTTAATAGCTGAAGATAGTTTAGAAGATAATTCTCCTTACCAAGATAGTGATATTCCTAATTTAGATTCTAATGTTAACTTACCAAGTTTAGATAAAGAGGCTTTAGAGGTATTTAATTTACTTCCTAGACAGGATAGTGATTTAGTTGAATTTATTTTAGAATACAGAAAGTTACGTTTTAAATACTCCAAAGAGTATTTAATGTTAATTATAGATAGATACAAGAAATCTAAGGAGTTAAAAGGTGAAAATATCTACCATAAGCCTGAAAATTTCTTTAGATGTGGTGAGTATAAAAACTATTTAGATGAAAATTGGGAAAATACTTTAGATGAATGTAATAAAATTGCCGCCATGCGGCGACAAAAACCTTCCGCTAAAAAATCTGGCTCGAATGAGCCACAGGTTTCGTGTGAATGGGATCAACAATTAAAGGATTTAGATTGGTAGTAATGGGGGGTGAATAAATGGGTTTATTAGATAAAGTTAAACAAAGGTTCACAGCTTCTAAATACAGTAGAGGTACTATTAGCACTACTAATCTACCAGACCATGATCCTGTAAGTGATTTTGGAGGTACTAGAACTACCCTCCCGAAATTCGTTCAAGGTGGGGGAGGAGTATTTGGTGCTTTACCAAAAAAGACTCAAAGAGAATTACAGTTAGATGACTTCACTCTGTCCACCATGAGTGTGGAGGACTTAATAGATACACTGATAGATGCTCACCCAGATATGTCTTTTGCTGTCTGGAATTTTATGAGGGTAGGGGATAGTGGTTACAAGATAAGAGTAGAAAATTTAGAGGATAATGAGACATACGAGGAAGGGCAAATAGAGATTAACAATTTAATTAAGAGACTTTCTCAACCTAATGTAGAGCACTTTGAGGTATCTAGAGATTTTGATAAAGTTGTAAACCAACTAATGTTATCAACTATTATAAGAGGGGCGTGTGCTTTAGAGTTAGTATTAACTCCTGGCTACGATGATGTAGCTTTCATAGCACCAGTAGACCCCGCCACGGTAGATTTTAAGTTCGAGAATGATAGATATGTGCCTTATCAGGATGAGGAGACTCTATCTTTAGATATTCCTACCTTCTTCTATGATGGTTTAGACGAAATGATTGATAGTCCTTACGGTAGGTCGCCGATACTAGGAGCAATAAACGCTGTAATATTCCAATTACAGGTTTTAAACGATTTAAAGCAAGTTGTTCATAACCAAGGCTATCCTAGATTTGATATTACCATTCTAGAGGAAGTTTTATTAAAAAGGATGCCTATTCACATTAGAAATAATGAAGAGAAAAAGCAGAAATGGTTGAATGAAAAATTACAAGAAATTATTGATATGTATAATAATTTAGATCCTGACGATAGTTTTGTACACTACGATTCAGTAGAGATTGGCATGGCTGGTGGAGGTCAAAATGGAGGGGCGATAATAGATCCCGAAAAATTAATGAGTGTAATAGACCATCAGATAATGGCAGGATTAAAAACATTATCAACTATTTTAGGTAGAAGATCCACAGGTAATACAGAATCTTTCGCAAAGATGGAAATTAAATTGTATATAAAAGGTGTAGAAGCTATACAGAAAACTGTTGAGAGATTGATAAGTAGGGCATTGACACTAGCTTTAAATATTAAAGGTATGCAAGGTGTAGTTTATTTCAAATTTAATCCTATAGAGATAAGAACTAGCATGGAAACTGCACAATTTGAGCAAGTACACCTATTGAATTGTCAGTTTAAGCGTGATCAGGGATGGATAAGTCAGGAAGAAGCATCGATGTTAGCTGTGGGGCATGGCCCGGTATCTGATACCCCGATAAACAATGATACACCAAGAAATTCAGATGGTGGGGAGATAAGAGGTGCAACTGACGAAAAAACCACTGATGGAACTGATGTAGAAGCTAACTAATGTGACTACAGGGAAGGAGGAGAGGATGAAATATGGCTAAGCCAACTAGAGAGCAGTTAGAGAAAATTAATAGATTTTCTCGGGTAGAACTAACTGATGACGATGTATATGTATTTTCCAATATGATGATAGATAATGCAGTAACTTCCTATTACACAATAATACATGAGAACCTATTGAGGAAGTTTAGTGCTGATGTAAGGAAAGGCGTGGGGTTACTTTTGTCTCACGATTCTAGTAAATTACCTGTTGGTAGGTCTTTTGAAGCCACTTTAGTAGAGGATTGGAATGAGGAAACTGGGGAATCTCTAAAATCATTATATGGTGATTTCTATATAGCTTTAGGTAGAAATACTGAAAGTGGTATGACGACTGATGATATAGCTAATGGAATAGATTCAGGTACAATTTTTGCTACTTCAATAGGGTTTAGTGCAAAAACCATGAAATGTAGTATATGTGGTCATGATATTAGGAGTTGGGATTGTCATCATTGGCCTGGTAAGGAGTATATTATAGAAAATGATGAGGGTGTTGGTGAAACTAAGACATGCTATGCAATTATAGGAGAGGACGGAGTAGGGGAATTAGTCGAGAATTCTTTAGTTTATGCGGGAGCATGTAGCAGGGCAAGGATAATCAATGAATATTCCAGAACAAATGATAGCATTGCAGATAACATGCCTAAACTACAAGTAGTCGAAGAATTAAAAGAAATCCCTATGGATGCCTCCATTTATCAGTTCTACACTGCGGGAGGGCTTGTAATAATGACAGATAGTAAGGAGAAAAGGAGTGAAACTAGTATGGATAAATTTAAGAAAATACTTACTGAATTTAATATCCAGACAGATGATGAGCTAAAAGCTAAACTAACTGAATATAGTAAGCAGAGTATTGAATTAGAGAGCAAGGACAAAGAATTACTTGCTAAGGATGAAGAGATAGAGAAATTAAACAAAGAGGTTAATGGCTACAAAGAAGAATTAAGTGCTAAAAATGATGAAGTAGCCAAATTAAAAGAAGAAGTAAATGAATTAACTGATAAAGTAACAAACCTCACTAAATTAAATGAGGAATTGAAAGAAAACGAAGAGTTAATTGAGACTTATAAGAAAGATTTGAAAGATGAGGTTATTGAATTGGGAATCAGATCCCAAGGAAATGCTTTTAATAAAACATTATTTGAAAAGTTCTTAGATACTTTAAGCATAGATGAGCTTAAAGAGGTTAGAGAAGGCTTTAATGATGAAGTAGCGAACAAATTTTCTAATGTAAGAACTACTCAAACTAAAGTTAAAGAGAAGAATAAAAATGATAGAGATTTATATCAAGCTGATTTTGAAACAGAAGAAGAGTTTAGAAAGCATATAGCTGAGCTAGCTGATGAATACGCTAGAGAAAATAATGTTTCACTTACAGAGGCTACTAGACTTATGTATGCGAAGTATAAGGAGAGAGGTGACGAGTAATGGCAGGTAAATTTACCAGATTACAAAAATCCTATAAGATAATGGATCCCGATGGAGTTGCTCAATACACGGGAGTAGTTATGGCGGGAGAGAATCAGTGTAAAAAACCTGAAGAGGATAACGAGGTTCCTTTAGGTGTTGTGGATAGTGACGAGAGAATAGATGACCCTATTAGAGCTGGTGGAGATCAAACTGGTAGGCAAGTAGCTGTTAAGCTTGAAGGTATAGCTGAGATAAAGATTACTGGTTCAATTCAAGCAGGA